ACCAAAGAACTTGAGGCAGAAATTATTCATTGGAATATTTTTTTTAAAGCAATTGGTATTAAAAATTATTGGTTTGATAGTTTTAATTCTAAAAATTATACTATAGCACCTAGTAATTTTTTTGATTTACGATCAAAGAATAGGGATCTATTATCTTTATTGTGTATTGATCATGCAGTCAATAGTCGTGATTCTACTGGAGGGTGGGTAAAAGATCCTTTTGAATATGCATTAAATAATAAAATAATAAATCCACATGGTTTATTACCTAAGAAAGAAGGACATAAATTAATTGCAAAATACTTTATTAATAAACTATCATGATTACTACAAAGAAAACTTTACTTATTACTTTTGGATGTAGTTGGACTTTTGGAGAAGGTGCAGGATGTGAACCTGGTATGAGTCTTAAGGAGTATGACAAAATTAGATATAGTTCTGACTATGCATGGGATTTTGGATGGAGAAGATATGTTGTTGAACATTTTGATGTAGATCATGTAAACCTCGGTGAGAGTGGTTCTAGTAATCAAAAACAATTCCATTATGCAAAGAACTACTTCCTTAGTAGTAAATTTGCTAAGGACTATAAAAATCATGAGCATATTATAGTACTTTGGGGTCTCACTACATTACGTAGAAACTTTATGTACTTTAAAGATTCTAAGATGTATGAAAATATTTTTTTAAAAGAAGAAAATGTTTTTCAAACTAGATGGAATACTAATAAAGATAAAATGACTAAAGCAATCTATAGGTATTGTTATGATGATGACGTAGCACTTAGGGAAGTACAATCAGATATATTACATTGGAATCAATACTTTAGACTATATCCAAAGATAAAAAATTTTTGGTATGATATTTTTGGTTCTAAAAAATATACAACAAAAATACGCAATTTTATTGACGGTGATAAAGATAAAAGAGATTTATTATATCAGATATGTAAAAATCATTTAAGTGGAGAGGTGGAAAAATGGAAGATTGAAGGTAGGGAAAATTATGATCCAAACTTCTTAGATAAATATAGTACATGCTTTGGTTACGCTGAAGAACATGATTTAGTAAATCCTTATAGTTTTCATCCTTATAAAACAGGATATAAATTTATTGGAGACTACTTTATTAAATTTTTAACACCCCATATAGAAGATGGACTCTAGGAATCTATATACAAACCAACTTAAGAATAGGAACTTCCTATCTTCCATTGGTTTTAAATTCACATTAAGTAGAGCAAGACAAGTATCATTCTTTTCTAACTCTGTGAATATACCTGGAGTAAGTCTTGGTGTAGCAGAACAACCAACCTTCCTTAAAAATATAGATCTTCCTGGTGATAAGATGTACTTTGAAGATTTTGTTTTAAGGTTTATTGTTGATGAAGATCTGGAAAACTATATGCAGATCCAAAATTGGATGCGTGGTTTAGGATTCCCAGAGTCTGTTAAAGAGATTCAAAAACTTCAGAGAACAAATAAGCAGAATGAACCACAATCCAAATCAATGGATGTATATTCTGATGGAACCTTACAAGCATTGAATAGCAATCAAAGAGTACAATTTCAAGTTATTTTTAGTGACATGTTCCCTGTTCAGTTGACAGAACTTCAATTTGATGCTACAAATCCAGATACGGAATACTTTACTGCAGAGGCAGTATTCAAGTATGCTATCTATAATGTAACTGATGATGTAGGTAATCGCTTATGATTTTTTGGATTGGATTTTTTGTCATGTTCTTCAATGAAGGATTCGTTATGATGAGGCACGTATCACCGTGGTTCGGAAGACAAAGAGATAAATTTATTACTAAGTATGGTGCTAATGTATGGTATAGATTCCACGGTACATTAGACTATGTTTGGATGATACTTGTAAGTCTTGGGTTAATATTAAACCCCAATAGATTGTTTCACCTAGCAGTGTTAGCAACCTTTTGGGGTCTTTCTTTTGTTATATTCTACTTACCACGATGGATAAGAAGGTGGATGAAGGATGGAGGAATTAGTTAATGGTTCTTGATCTTGATATGATTCAGAAAATGTGGGAGCAAGACTCCAAAATTGACCTTGACAACCTTCATACAGAGTCTATAAATATTCCTAAGTTACATGCTAAGTATTTTGAGATATACAATAACATAGTACTTCTCAAGAAAAAAGCAGAACAACAAAGAAAAAACACTCGCCACGAGAGGTATGAATACTTCTCTGGGAAGGCAGATCCAGAAGTTTATGTAAAGAATCCTTTTCCTAAAAAAATTAGGGATAAGGATACGATGCAAAAGTATTTGGATTCTGATGAAAGTTTATCTTCAGTTAGTTTAAAGATAGATTATTACGATACTATCTTGAACTATATTGAGAGCATACTTAAGGTTATTCAAAATAGAACATACCAAATTAAGAATGCTGTCGAATTTATGAAATTCCAGGCAGGTTATGGCTGATGTAATTGTTCAGAAGTTAAATGAAGTTCACCTTACTTTAAAATGTGAACCTCATATTGACTATGAACTAAGAGATTATTTTACTTTTGAAGTTCCAAACGCTAAGTTTATGCCACAATATCGTGGTAGGAATTGGAATGGAGAAATACACTTATATGATTTAAGATCTAAAAGACTTTATATTGGTCTCTTGGATAAATTAATTTCGTTTTGTGAGAGAAGGGAATATACTTATGAGTTTGTAGATAACAAATATTATGGATTACCTTTTGAGATAAATGAAATGATCTCAGAAGAGGGTTTAAAAGATTACTATGCTTCCATTACTAAGATTAAACCTAGAGAATACCAAGTTCAGGGAGTATGCGATGCTCTAAAACATAATAGAAGGCTATTGATATCACCCACTGCCTCTGGCAAATCGTTGATGATTTACGGAGTCGTAAGGTATTATGTGAGTACAAAGCGAAAAATTCTCTTAGTTGTTCCGACGACATCTCTAGTAGAGCAGATGTATAAGGACTTTGATGATTATGGTTGGGATGCTGAGTCATATTGTCACCGTATATATTCTGGTAAAGAGAAGACTAATGAATTTCCAGTTACTATTACTACTTGGCAATCTATCTATAAATTAGATCGTTCCTTCTTTGTTGACTTTGATGTAATCATAGGAGATGAAGCACATCTTTTTAAGAGTAAGTCTCTTATATCTATAATGACAAAGCTTGACAATGCTAAGTATAGATTTGGATTCACTGGTACTTTAGATGGCACACAGACGCATAAATGGGTGTTAGAGGGATTGTTTGGTCCAGCATATAAAGTAACCAAGACTGATGAATTGATGCAAAAAGGACATCTAGCAAAGTTAGATATTACTTGTATTGTATTAAAACATCCACCTAAAAAGTTTGAGGTATTTGAAGATGAAGTTCAATATATTATAACTCATGATCAAAGAAATAAATTCATTAAAAATTTAGTATTAGATTTAAAAGGTAATACCTTAGTTCTATTCCAAAGAGTAGAAACTCATGGTCTACCTCTTTATGAATTGATTAATGATAACACAGTTCCAGGTAGAAAAGTATTCTTTGTTCATGGTGGAGTAGGTACAGAGGAACGGGAAACCATAAGAGAAATAGTAGAAAGAGAAACCAATGCCATCATTGTAGCATCTTATGGCGTGTTCTCTACAGGTATAAATATTAGAAACCTGAATAATGTGGTTTTTGCTTCTCCCAGTAAATCTCGAATCCGTAATTTGCAAAGTATTGGAAGGGTTTTGAGAAGAAGTAAAGATAAAACCAAAGCAATGCTGTATGACATTTCTGATGATTGTACCCATAACTCTCAGAAAAACTACACCTTAAATCACCTCATTGAACGAATAAAAATCTACAACGAAGAAAAATTTAACTATGAGATTGTAAATGTAAACTTAAAATAGGATAATATGGAAGACGACTTTTACGCAACAATTAAACTTAAGTGTGGTGACGAGATATACACTAAGGTGTCCCCATGCTTTGAGAATAATAAAACGATCTTACTTGTAACTAATCCTATTACATTGCAACAGATCAACGGACCTAGAGGTCTAACAGGATATAAATTAGAACCTTGGTTAAAGACTACTAAAGATGATATATTTGTTATTGATATGGAGAACGTATTGACTATGAGCGAGTCTAAAGATATTGAAATGATTATGATGTATCAAGCGTGGATAAGAGAGTCTGCTGAGGACTTCCCTAAAGATCCTACTGGTACTAGAAAAAAAATCAATAGAAAGATGGGGTATATTGCTAATGTTAATGATACTAAGGAGATATTAGAGAAGTTATTTGAGGATAGCTAGTACTTCTCTTGAACCTCTACAAAGGTTATTGTACATTGGTATGACTACCTTGTCAAGTTGTTTAAACAATGCAGAGGTGCTATAATTAATTCAACACAAAGGAAAGTCGTATGGCTGGTGTATCCAAAAGAAAAAGATCGGTTCATTATGTAAACAATAAAGAGTTTCTTGCTGCTTTAATTGTATACAAGAAAGATGTTGCTGAAGCAGAAGAATTAGGTAAAGATAAACCTAGGATTACAAATTATCTTGGTGAGTGCTTTTTAAAGATTGCTACTCATTTATCATTTAAACCAAACTTCGTTAACTATATCTTCAAAGATGATATGATCTCTGATGGTATAGAAAATTGCGTACAGTACATACATAACTTTAATCCTGAGAAATCCCAGAATCCTTTTGCATATTTTACACAAATTATTCATTATGCATTCCTCAGAAGGATTCAAAAAGAGAAGAAGCAATTAGAGATTAAGAATAAGATTCTTGAAAAGACTGGATATGATGAAGTCTTTTATGACGATAGTTCAAGTGATGGTAGTAACTATTCAGACTATAATAGTATTAAAGATCAAATTCATTCTAAGTCTAGATCATAATGAGATTAACACAAGAAGTTATTGACAAGATTCAAATTGCAATGACACACACTAAGATGAATGGTGATGTCAATTGGAAGGATGGTGATGACATAGACGTTTGTCTTGCTGGCACATTTGCTGGTGATAAGTTTATCACTATTATTAATCGTACACGTAGCAGCACTAGTAAAAAATGAAGATCGCAATCATAACCGATCAACATTTTGGTGCTCGTAAGAACTCCAAGTTGTTCCATGACTATTTTTTAAAGTTCTACAATGATATATTCTTCCCAGAACTAGAGAAGAGAGGTATTGATACCATTATTGATATGGGAGATACCTTTGATAATAGGAAGGGTATTGATTTTGCTGCATTGAAATGGTCAAAAGATAATTATTATGATAGACTTACATCCTATTCTATCCATACTATTGTTGGTAATCATACTGCTTATTTTAAGAATACCAATGAAGTAAATGCTATAGATTTATTACTCAAAGAGTACCCTAATATAACTTGTTATTCAGAAGCAACTGAAGTAAAGTTTGATAAGTTAAAAGTTTTATTTGTCCCTTGGATGAATAGTGAGAATGAACAAAAGACACTGAATAAGATTGCTAAATCAAAAGCAAAGATGTGTATGGGTCATTTAGAACTCAATGGATTTACTGCTACTCGTGGGCATGTAATGATGGATGGATATAAACCTGATATGTTTGATAGTTTTGCAAAAGTATTCTCTGGACATTATCATACAAGGTCTAATAATGGAAAGATTTATTACTTAGGTAATCCCTATGAGATGTTTGCTAATGATACTGGAGATGACAGAGGATTCCATATATTTGATACAGATACTTTAGAGACTGAAGAGATCCGTAATCCTTATAGATTATTCTATACACTTTATTATGATGATAATGACCATCAGACATTTGACGCTAGACAATATGACAATAAGATAGTAAAATTATTAGTAAAGAAGAAGTCTTCTCCTAAGAAGTTTGATAAATTTGTAGATAAGTTGTATGCATCTGATGTTGCTGAACTTAAGATTGTTGAGAACTTCCAAGAAGAAATAAATCATGACGATATTGATATAGACTCTGAAGATACAATTGCCTTATTGAATAGGTATGTTGAGGAATCTGAATCTAATATTAATAAGTCACAAATTCAGACTATAATTCATGATATCTATAGGGAGGCATGTGAATTAGTCTGATGTATATTCTTACTTTAGAAGGTCGTGAAGATCAAGGAGCGTACTCTGTTACAAATGAAGAAGGTCGGCAAGTTCTCTATCTTTTTGAAGAGGAAGACGACTGTGATAGATTTGCTATGATGCTAGAGGAGAAGGAGGAAGAAATTCCAGTTCTAAATGTCTTAGAGGTTGATGACAACCTAATTGTCAAGACTTGCCAACTGCATGGTTATGAATATGCAGTCATTACTAAAAATGATCTTGTGATACCACCTGACGATGATAACATTTAAATCAATTAAATATAAAAACTTTCTTAGTACTGGTAATCAATTTACTGAAGTTAATTTTAACGGATCTGCATTTAATACTTTAATTGTTGGTAATAATGGTGCTGGTAAATCTACATTATTAGATGCTTTAACATTCTCTTTGTTTGGTAAGTCATATAGGGGTGTTACTAAAAGTCTCCTTGTAAACTCAACGAATGAGAAAGATACTGTAGTTGAGATAAATTTTCATATTGGTACTGTTAAATGGAGAATTGTAAGAGGTATTAAACCTAGTAAGTTTGAGATTTATAAAAATGATGAACCGTTAAATCAAGATGCTCATGCAAATGCACAGCAGACTTGGTTAGAGAATGTAGTTCTTAAAATGAATTACAAGTCATTTACACAGATTGTTATTTTAGGTAGCAGTAACTTTGTCCCGTTTATGCAACTGAATGCTCCTAACAGGAGAGAGGTTATTGAAGATATCTTAGATATTAAAATATTCTCTTCAATGAATAGTGTCCTTAAGGATAGGATTAAAGTTGTAAGGGATTCTATAAAAGAGTTAGATTATAAAAAGATGACTCTTCAAGAGAAGTATGAGATGCAACAATCCTTTATGGAAGAGATTGAGGCATTAGGTAAGAAGGATATTAATACTAAAAAGAAAAGTATTAAAGATTTAATTAAACATCAAGATAGTTTATTAGAAGAAGAAAAAAAACTAGATTCTTTGTTAAGTAATAAAAACAAAGAGGTTGTAAAATATTCTGGTTCTAGAGCAAAACTTAAAAAGTTGGGTAACTTGAGAGGTAAATTATCTCAGAAAGTAGCAACGATTACTGAAGAGCATAAGTTCTTCACAGGTAATACAGTTTGCCCTACATGTACACAATCTATTGAAGAAACCTTCAGGATAAATAAAATCAAGGACTCCCAAAATAAAGCAAAAGAGTTGCAATCTGGGTATAAAGAACTCGAAGATGCAATTAAAGAGGAAGAGTTGAGGGAGTCCACTTTTATCAGTTTATCCGAAGAGGTTACTAATCTAACGCATGGCATTTCTCAAGTTAATACAAAGGTCTCTGGTTATCAGAAACAAGTCCGAGATCTTGAACAAGAAATTCAAACTATTACCACTCAACTTGAAGACAGAAATACTGAGCATGAAAAGTTAACCGACTTTAAAAGGCAATATGAAGTTGCTTGCGCTAGTGCAGAATTGAAGAAAGATGATATAATAAAATATAACTTCGTATCAGATCTCCTGAAGGATGGTGGTGTTAAAACCAAAATCATCAGGAAGTATCTTCCGTTGATTAACCAACAGGTTAATAGATACCTCCAAATGATGGAGTTCTATATAAACTTTGCATTGGATGAAGAGTTCAATGAGTCTATTAGATCTCCCATTCAGGAGGATTTTTCTTATGCTTCTTTTTCAGAAGGTGAGAAGATGAGAATTGACTTAGCACTCTTGTTTACATGGCGAGAAGTTGCTAAGATAAAAAATTCTCTTAACTGTAATTTGATTATCTTTGATGAGACTTTTGATTCTTCCTTAGATGGATTTGGAACTGAAGAATTTTTGAAGATAATTAGGTATGTGGTTAAGGACGCTAACGTCTTTGTAATCTCTCATAAAGAGGGTCTACAAGATAAGTTTACCAATGTAATTAGATTTGAAAAAATTAAAGGATTCAGCAGGATGACATCATGACAAGATCATTAGTAACAGGAGGTGCAGGATTCATAGGATCGAACCTCGTAGATAAACTTCTCGCAGAAGGACATGAGGTAGTTGTAATTGACAATGAGTATTCAGATGCTCATGATAATTTCTACTGGAATGAGAGAGCAGAGAATCATAAGTTTGATATCTGTGACTATGAGAATACACGACCATTATATGATGGTATTGATTACGTATTCCATATTGCAGCAGAAGCAAGAATTCAACCAGCAATTGAGAATCCTATAAGAGCAGTTCAGATAAACTGTGTAGGTACTACAACAGTCTTACAGTGTGCTAGGGAAGCAGGTGTACAGAAGGTAATGTAT